CTTTTACTTCTAATATTGATACTACTACTCTTCAACCAGGTCAAGCATTTGATTTAAGAACTTATTTGTTTTCTATTGGTGTTATAAGAAACTTAAACATCACAACCAGACTCACAGTTACTATTAATTCCGGCGTTACTCTTTTTTCGTCTAGTACTACTAAACCAGTAATGACTATATCAAACTTCAAACAAAGAGATAAAGTTATTATTATAAATAATGGCAATATACACGGAGCAGCAGGCTCTGGGGGACTGGGAGGATATCAATCTGCAGGTAATACAGGATTACCTGGTGGTAATTCTTTATTAATATCAAACGCTTGTTCTATTATTAATAACGGAACTATAAAAGGTGGTGGCGGTGGCAATGGTGGTGCTGGCGGTATTAATAATCCAACTTATGGTTATGTGGATAATGGTGGCCGGTATTATTCTTGTTATGGTTGTGGAGCTCATGAATGGGCTGTTCAGTGTGATCAAAGAGAGTGTTGTTGCGTAAAACCAGGATGCGGTAGATGTGGGGACACGTGTGGTTGGCCGAATTGTAGTGACCGCGGTAATTGTAATCAATGTTCTGGTACAGACAGAAACGGGTTCAGATGTTCAAGTAAATGTGCCAGAACAAGTTATGTTCAAACTGGCACATCGTATGCAACTGGAGGAACTGGAGCAGGAGGAGTCCAAGGTAGTGGACTATCCGGAAATACAGGTGCTAGTAACAGTTACACAGGAGGTCCTGGAGGTTTATATGGATATGATATTTCTGGATATAGTTATGCTATTCTTAGTGGTTCTGGAACAACAGCTGGACATTATATTGGTTAATAATAATTACTTTCATGCAAGACGATTCTTTTGATATTAAATTTCAGATAATAAACAATGATCCAGAAACGGACAGCCTCGTTGTTAGGCCATGGTCTACAAGATTTGCAAATCCATTATCAAGTTATCCTACTTTCAATATTAATATTTCAAATTTAAACTCTTCTAAAGATATAGATACCCAAATAGCTCAGATTTGTTCTGGTTATGTTAAAATGGTGATATTTAAAGAATCTGAGGACTATAAACCTGTTACAGATTTTATTAATAATGCTCAAGATAGTATATTTTCAGTGCCTTTTTCTGCAGTAGAGCCTCCTTCCTTAGCACCTGAAGATGCAGTTGAAAATATTAATTTTGTAGCATAATGTTCTTTAATTTGTTATATTTTGTATGCTTAAGTTTAAGCATATCTTATATGTACAGCTTTTCAGAAATTTTTAAGCCAATTAGAAACAAAATTTCTTTTATTCCTTATGTAAGACGACCTCTAGCTTGTCCAGAATGCGCTTCGTTTTGGTTTGGTCTGTTTGTTTCATTTTTGTATAATCCTATACACTTAGATATTTCTATTCCATTCCTTACTAATATATTTTGTGGCCTTGTTACTCATTTGTTTGCAGCTTTTTTCTACAAAAAGAAAGAATCAACCTCTATCAATTTTGTAAGTTAGATATAAATATTTTTATGACACAGGAAGAAATTAAAAATTCCAAAAAGCTTTCAGGAGTTATTTTAAATTTAATTGAAATAGATATTACATTTAAAGATCTTTTAAAGATTACTATTCCTTCTATTGCTGCAGATATAGAATCAGCCTCGACAAATCCAGATTGCTCCTGTAGAGGTCGAGTAACCAATTATATTACAACTAATTTGGAATTAGTTGGAGCTTTTCTTTATGAGTATGTAGTTAATAACAATTTACAGGACAAAATCAAAAGTATATTTGAAGCAGTCCAACCTCCTCCTGTATCTGCTTCAGGGAGAGTAGCTAAAACTACTATCAAAGATTGGCCAGAGCTTGCTAAAACTATTAATACTTCTAATTTAGAGTTTAGATATATGTCTACGTCAATAGTTGGAGAAGATGTTTATGTATTTTTCTTATAAAGATTAATAAGTAATCCTATGTCCAAAACAGTAGTCGGCAATACAAATCTCGCAAACGTTGCAGCAAATAGTATAAAAGGCAATCCTACAGCCGCTGTTGCTCAGCCTACTGACTTAATTTTAGGAACTAATCAATTTGTAGGAAATACTTGAACAGGACTTAATTCGGTTACTTTGAGTGCTGCTGGAGGCTTAACTTTAAATACTTCTGTAGCAAATACAGCAGCTATCGATGGTTCTTATTTACTAACTCTAATCAATACATTAAGTAGCAATATGATGACATTAAACGTACCCTATGCTAGATTTGCTATGCAAGCTACCGGATTAGGAGATTTCGGGGGTACCATTGGCACTGGTGTTCTCATGACAACTAGTCCTGGAGCTAATACTACTAATTATGTAAATTTATCTGCTGGTAGAACTTATATAAACACGACTGGTATAACATATAGTAGTGGTAGATATAATATACCCCCAGGTACATATGACATAGATATAGTAACATCTTCTATAATGACTACAATTAATACTATTCAAGCAACTTTGGCTTTCACTCCTTTTGGGTCATTCCCAGGGGCCGCTTCGATTTTAATATCCCCCACCATCTCTACTAGTGCTGACTATAACCCTAGAGCACTTGCTTTAAGAGGTCGTTTTACAGTAATCAACTCTACAAATTATGTAGTTACATTGATGTCTAGATTTAACGCTTCTTCTGGTGGTTGTGTATTGAATGCCACTAATTCTGATACGGATATAGCGACAATACAATTTTATAAAATAGCATAAAAAGTATCTTTAACAAATAATATTTAAATATCAAAGAAACTCGCCCTGCTAATATAGCTCTTCGTTATTGTATTAAGCTTTAAACCCTAAGTGTTTTTCGGTTAAAACTACAAATTGACTACCTTTAGTATTTGCAAAAGCTGTTGCGGCTTGCCACTTTGCTTGATTCTTAATATACTCTGCTTGTCTTCTTTGTAAGGACTTTGTATTTTTTGTCTGAGATGGAGGAAGAGTTTGAGCATGAGGCTTAATCTCAATAAGAAACTTCTTAAGGTTTCCTTCTTTATCCCTCATTGTCATATTGAAGTCTACAAAGTATCTTGATACTCTTCCTGTTAAAGGATTCTGATACGGAATTACAATTGATTCAGAGCCCCAAGAAATAATATTGGGATTATTATCAAGCACCTTGCACACCTGCATTTCCCAAGACGACCTCGTATATATCGGGAACGTTCCTTTGTATTTTTCTGGAAATCTTGGAGAAAAAATCCCTTGTCTAAATCTACTTGTCCGTTTCCGGTTCACTTCATTAAGGAATTAAACGTAGCTTCAAAAGAAAAGCTTTCTTCGAACTCCCCACGATTGACTCCCTTATCTTCTTCACCAGAATCAAACATATCAGACGGACCATATCCAAAGAATTCGTCAGCAATCTTTTCGTAGCCATCTTCTCCAGCCATTTCAATATCATCGCCTGTTAAATTATAAGGTTTAAGAACTTCAGCTGTTTCTTCGCTATGAGGATCTTCGCAAGTCTTTCCATCAATTTGAAAGAAAACGTAATCGGTAGCGTCTGCGTCTTTTCCGAGTTTGTAGTAAATATCTAGGACTGATCCCGTATCGCCAATGCTATACTCAACTTTAGCATAGTAGGAGTTGTTGTCCTTCTCTGTTTTAACGAACGTAAGAGCGTGTCCAACTTCGTTTGTTGTAGAATCACTGTCATCCTTAGCAATAACATTAAACTCGTTTATAACGCTTTCATTGTGTTTACTAATTTCAATAGCAGCAATACGCTTCTTAGCCTTTTCTTTGGATTCAGAGGCTCCTGGAATAGTGTGTGTTTTTCCGTTCTTCTTATAACGGACTTTGTACTTCCCTTTTGAGTTCTTGATTACGTTGTAAGGCATAAAGTTATTTATTCTTTTTTCCATATTTTACCTTGTCGGCATTTTACGACTGCTCCAGATTTGTACGCAGATGTTTTCTTTCCGTATACTTGATCTGCTTTACGAAGGCAACGATCCCGTTTTACTTTTTGTTCAGTAAAAAATTGTTCAAACGATTTCATATCACCAATTTTTACAAGAATAGTATTTTGGTGTTCCGGGTTTTGCTGTGGAACACTTATGTCTGGCTCTGAAGCTTTTTCTTTTCTTGGGATTGGATTTCTTAATCCTTAAATTTGGATCTCCATAATGAATACGCTTAAGTTTTCCATTTACTCTAACACAACGCATATATTTTTTGTCTTTGCGAGTAGAAGACTGCTGACCCGTTACTTTAGTACAACGGGCATTGTGTTTTTCTTCTAAAATTTGTTCTACGAGGAGTTTGAAGTTCATGAGCAGAAAGTATTTGAAACAGTTTGTAACGCGTTTAAAACGCAAAGACCAGCCGGAATAAGAAGAGCCGTTAAAACTCCGATAAAAAAAGTTGGCCTTGCGGAATCGATTCCCTCATTCATTAGCTCTTGTTCGAGCTTTTCTTTTTCGGTAAGTCCTTCTGAAAGAAGAGCTTGGTAATTGACTGACCCTCCTCCCATTAAGTTTGTGCCTTGGAACTTTTCACGAGTCCTTGCAATACCAATTTTAGTCAATGCTAAAGCATATTTTTGAACCCATCTTTCCCTGATAAGATCCTTAACTGGTCGCTCAATGTAACAACCCACAACACCAAGATATGTATGAGTAGGCATTGGCTCAGGAAGGATCTTAAGAACCTGAGTTCTTGGATCAAAACGGAACTGAGGAATCATTGCAAGAGTTTTATTTCTCGTTTCGATAAATCCCTTCAGAACTTCCCATGTTGTTAAATCAAAACCAAAGTTACCAATCATATACGAAGAGTAAATCTGCTGGGCCATGGCTTGCTCGAGTGTAAACAGCGTATTAATGCCCGTATCCTCGCCTTTAGAGAACTCAAAGCAATCAATAACTCTTCTCATCGCTCCGAGATCCATATCGATAGCTGCGGATAACGAAGGAGAAGCACTTAAAGCGGGATATTCAACCATGCTGTCAATATTTGCTCTAGGAGATGTTCCTCCTAGTTCCGGAGTCCTACTAACAAGGTCGTCTACTTTGATTCCGTAACCTCTAATGTAAAGTCTTGTATCAAATATAAGATACTCTTCTGTATATCCAGCCCACTTTGTAAAGTATTCAATAGAGTCGGTGATGAAATCCCAAATCTGCTCATCAGCAACTTCAAGATTGATCAGAGGAGCTCCAAGCTGTCTTTGAATTCTTTTAGAAAGATCTTCGTAAGTGACTACAGAGGTATTATAGTTAGTTCCTCCGCGATATCCTTCGGGATATACGGATTTATTATATTCGTCGCGAGCCATATAGACTACTTATGCTAGTTGTATATGTTTGTATAATCTTTTGTTGAGGACTAATTTGCTCACTAAATTTAATAAGTAATATTATAAATATGGAAAATAATATAACCAACATAGGAATTTACGAAATTAGATGCACTATTACCAACAAAGTGTATATTGGTAGTTCAAAACAAATTAAAAAACGTCTAGCCGAACACAAAAACGAATTAAGAAAAAATAAACACTGCAATAGTTGTCTTCAAGGAGTGTGGAACAAATATGGAGAAAACGCTTTCGAGTTTAGTTGTTTAAAAAATTTAAACAAGAATACAACTTCCGAAGAATTGCTTGTTGTTGAACAACAATTTTTAGACAAAATTCAACCCTGGAAAAGAGAAAATGGGTTTAATTTAAATCCTACAGCGTTCAAACCCCCATACTTTACTGGAAAGGATCATCCAATGTATGGAAGAAACCATACAACAGAATCAAAAGAAAAAATGAAAGGACCTCGTCCTAATTTTAAAGGCAGAAATACAGGAAAAACTATGCAAGAAAGATTAGGCAGAGATTGGGTTAATCCACTCAAAGGAACTACTAGAGATGGATGGATAAGTCCATGTAAAGGAAAATTGAGACCAGATTGGAATAGCCCTTGTAAAAATTTAACAGTAATTACACTAAAAAACATAAACGGATCCATTAAAACTCAAACATCATATGATTGGGCGAAACAAAACGTAAAATGTTATTACATAACCTCTATCACTAAAAAGTTTGGAAGTAGTTGTGGCTGGTATTTTTGTCCCTTTTGTTGTGTACAAACAAATAAACAAAATTGTATTTGCGAAAGCAACTCGGTAAATAAACTTAAACGGAAATTAACTCCGATAGTTACTTTAAAGCATTTAGACGGAACTGTTGATACTAAGATTAAATTAGAGTGGGTATCTCAAGGAGTAAATGTTTATGATTTAGTTAATAATAAACTAAAAAACTCAAATGGTTG